CGGTGGCAACTGCTGCTCGGGCAAGGTAGGGCACCATCCCGCGATCCCCGCCAGTACTCGCTCCCAATCCTCCAGGTTGCTGGACTGAATGAGTAGCATCGAACACAACAGGGTATTCAGTCCGAGCCATAATAGGCAAACTACGCATGTCCACCACCAAATTGTTATATCCATGGGTATATCCTCTTTCGCATAGCATGATACGCTCATTTCCAGTGCTGGCTATCTTTTCTGCTACATTTTTCATGTCATGCGGAGCAAGAAATTGACCTTTTTTGACATTTATGGCCAAGCCACTTTCACCTGCTGCTATTAGTAAGTCAGTTTGACGGCAAAGAAACGCAGGAATTTGTATAACGTCAATTTCATAAACTTTGGCTAACTCGGCATGGTCTTTTTCGTGGATATCTGTTAGAACAGGTACACCTAATCGAGTTTTTATCTCATTTAGTATGCTTAAACCAGTGTATAATCCCACTCCACGACGTCCATAGATGCTTGACCTGTTAGCTTTGTCAAAACTGCTCTTAAAAATAAGATTCATTCCTAAATCACGACAAATATCCAATAATTGTGCTGCTAGTTCGTAAGCATGATCTTTACTTTCTATTTGACAAGGCCCTGCTATTACTTTTAAAGGTTTATCATTGCTTAATGTAAAATTGTTAAGTTGGATTTCGTGCATTTATTCTATACTCAAGTTCTATAATAGCTTCTTCATCATTACTTATTTTATTTTTTTCAGTTAAAATTTCTTCTACAATATTTCCGTTAAAATTACTATTAATTGCCCGTAAAAGTTTAGGAATTTTGCTGCCATAGTGTACTGTACCAATATCATAAACATGTAATCCACCACCATGGTCAATATTTTGAATTTTTACGCTAGGATATTTGTCTAATAAAAATTCTACAGCATCTCCGTCATATTGACGTCTAAAATCAAAAATTTTACCACTTTCCCAAATATTTTCATAATCGAAAATTAATGTTGATAAGCTTGGGTGTTTCATATTTACTACAATGTGACCTGCGTCTAATTTTTTAAGTTGACTTTCACCTGTGGCCCAAATATATTGAGTAGTTTGTAATAAATCAAGAATTTGTTTAAATTTTTCTATGTTAAATTTATATATTTCTATGTCTGTGTCAAGTAATACTACATAGTCATATTGACGTAACGTTTTTAAAGCCCAGACTTGACTTTGCATTTTACGCCAAAAATTTATAGGTTTTGTACGTCTACAAGTCTTGGTAAAAGTATTATATCTGTTAAAAATATTTTCCCATTGTATAACTGTAAACAATTTATTCTTTATATCGTTACCATCATGAATAATAAATTTATCACCTGGTAATCTTTTCCATGAGGGTAAACAATATTTTGCTATATAATGGTAATAAGCAGAATCTGCTAACCCTGACCAAGCTATATTCACTGATGACTCCAATATAGGAGTATTTATTTGGATTGATATTGTTGGCAATGCATTGTTAGTTTATGCTCAAAGTGCCAATCCTGTGCCATACTTGTATTTGTAAATTCTTCAAATGAAGGAGCACCTAAAGTATAGTGTAACAACTTAGCCTGATCATTAGGTCCAAATTCATCAGGTAACCAGTTCCATTCAATTGGTAATGTTCCTATCCTTGTATCATCTAACCATTGAAACCTATGTAAGTGACTTCCTTTTGATTTCATTATATATTCAGGAGTAAGGCATCTGTTAGGATAATTTTGACAGTTCCATATGATTACACTACTCCAATTTTTTCTTGGATAATCCTCATTTTTACTTCCAAGATATTTTATAGGCATGCGTGTTTTGTAATCATGTTTGACTACTTGGACATCCATATCAAATGATCTCAAATTCCATAATTCATTTATATCGGATTTCACTATCATATCTCCATCAATATAGATGGCATGACCTATATAATTCATTAAGTAGGGAACAAGAAATCTACTGTATATAAAAGCATTACTACCATCTTTATGAGTTTCCTCATAGTCTTGAAATAAATTTAGTGCTAAAGGTATAATATTGACCGGTTTTGAACTATGTCGTATTATACTATTGGAACACACATGAAATACTACAGCTTCACGTGGATCGTAACCTATGAATATAGGAATCATAGTTTTCTTTCAATATCTTCTTCAATACATTTTCGCCCATATTGAATTTCAACTATTTTAATAGGTTCGTCATGTTCGTTTACCAGTTGATGCCACTCTTCGTAGTCTATAAAAATACTATCAAATTTTTTATATGGTCCCATACGAACAACTTCGCCATCTTTATTAAGAGTATTCACGTAGCCTTGGCCTTCCATAAAATACCAAAATTCTTTACGGTCGAAATGACGCTGCATACTTAATCTACTATGAGGATTACAAACAAGTTCTTTTACTTTAGTTTCAGGACCATTTTCATAAACAACTTTATAATAGCCCCAAGTTTTATCAACTTTTTCCATGTTTATCCGTTTGTTATATACCAACCTGATGGAGCAGAGTAACTAAAGCCAGTTACATTAACATATACTCCAGATGGTCTACGTTGAAATATTTTTACATTCAAAGTGCCGTCAACACTCTCATCTTCTGCTGGTCCAAGTGGATTATAAGAATTATCAGCTCCTGGGCCAAATGGTGATCCAGGATAACCACCAGGTCTTTGATCGCCTGAATCTACATCATCAAATCTAAAATGAAATATTAATTTAGCATTACTTGAGTTATTAACACTTACAGTCATATTATTTTCACTATATACACCACCGTCAACTACACCTCTTTTAAAAATTTCATAAAATGTTGAGTTGTTGGGAATATCCTGAAAACCTAAAGTACTTCCAGAACTTGTGTTCCCAGCTCCATCTGTTCGTGTATAATTAAAGTCTACAGCGCCAACATTACTTAATAAATTTGACCAGGAGGTATTCTTAGAATTAGTTGAACCACCAGTTCTTTCAAATGTAAAACGCAGACTACCACCTGCGTTAAAATAATATTCAAAACCTCTCCATGTAGATCCGTCAAATACTGTGGCAGTAAGTTCTACCTTAATATTCAGTGTCCTATTAGCACCTCCACCCCATCCTGATGTATAAGAATAAGTTGCAGATTGTTCTTCAGAATATTGACTACTGTGCATGAGATATTTGTCTGTGACACAGGCATTAGCTATGTCATTGAGAAGTTTTAAATGTTCATTATATTTGATTATTCTACCTACTGCTATCTGATCAGCGTCAAATGCGTTAGTGACACCTGTTGTTCCTATTTGATGTACTCTTGCATTGATTATATAAGATTTTAAATCATTCCATTCAGCTGCTGTGATAACTTTTGTTGGGTCAGCTACAACAGGGTTAGCTGACATTGATTGACCATAACCTGTTGATACAGGGCCATAGACTGCTTTGATTTTGTCATATACAGTTGTATAATCTACATCCTCAATTGATTGACCAACACCGAATCCCATATCAAATCCTTTATAAAATTACTGCTTCTATAAGTTTTATACCAACTTGATTTGAAGATTCTAAAGCGATGGCAAAAGTGTTAGAGCTGTTATACATATCATGTATAGCAGACCCGTTTGACCCAGCCATTAACTTTTGTCCCTTAATAATCATGCCTTCAACTTTTACAGGTACACGACCTTTTAGTGCTACTATAGTACCATGTTCTAAATCTTTATTCATCAAATAAGCAGGATAAGCACTGACTACACCTATTGCTCTTGTACCAGGAGTACTGGCTGTAACTTCTTTTTCACCGCCTACAATCAACACAGTGCCTACTTCATATTCCTTATCTGCCAAATATTTTTCAGCTAAGTCAGCATATTTAGCACTGGTTGACAGCCCATCAAAAAAAGCAGTTGTCAATGTAGAAGTAGTTGGATTGTATGATAGATTAGGTGAGTGTACTTTAAATGTTTGAAAACCTGAATTACCATCAACGAAGGTTAGGTAATAATTACCTGCATCAGTTTCTTGTTCAACAGATAACTTTGATGCGTCAAATGAACTTGGTAGTAGAGAACTAAATGTTTGCCAAGCTAAATTGTTAGAATTGTTTACAGTGAGTACACTACCAGCTGCACCTTTATTTAAAAATGCTGTGACATTAGGTGATGTCTGATATGGTATATCACCTGCACCACCCCCAAACAAATTAGAGGATTGAGTAGCTAATCCTATAAATCCTGCCGCTGTAATCTTTCCTTGGTTATCTCTTGCTGCAATACTATTGGCATCAGCTGCAATGGTTGCACTGTAAGATACACCAGATAAACCAGCTACTGGCATTGAATCTGCCACAGTAGAAACAGTAGCTCTTCCTACAAAATTATTAGCATATACATTATTATATTCATTGTTTATAGCACCTATATCATATTGATCTGCTTCACCAGGCACTATACTGGATCCAATTAATTTCATTGGAGTCTTAACTGCTGTACCAGTCTTTGTTTTGAAAACGATAGCACTTCCGCTAATTAAATTCTCTAAAGTTGGGTTATTTGTAGAATTATCTATGTAAAATTTAATATCATTATCAGTACCTAAGACGTAACCAGGATCTTCAAATTTCACTAAGGATGAGAATACTGCATTACCTGTTCTTACAAGGTTGCCTGCTGTAACAAGATTTCCATTTGAATCTACAAGACCTAATGCGGATGACGCTGTACCAAAATATATGAATTGATCTTGACTAATTCCGTCAGTGTTTCGTGTACGAGCTAAGGTTATGCCCTTTTTAATCAAGCCTCCTGGAAATAATGCTAATGCCCCACCTGAAGCCAATGAATTAGTATCAGGTATTGTAAATTCATTGTTGCTAATAATAAAAACAATATTACCATTGACCTTGGCCTGCACAATAGCTCTTGAAATTCCGTTGATATCTGTTACTGCTACGCTACTTAATTCAGTGCTGGCAGCTCCTTCTACAGCTTGTGGACCAATCAATTTGAAATCTGTACCATCAAATGCAAAAAGTTGATTTGTGCTCTGTTTAAACCAAAAATCTCCGATGGCTAAACCTGCAGGTGGTGTAGCTCCAATTTCAGCTCCACCAGTGGTTCTAAACTTATCCCCATCATAAAATTTCAATTTTTTACCAAGACTATCGTACCATAATTGGCCTGATATTCTACGTGGTGGGGGAGTTGTACCTGCAAAATTTTCCAACATGTGAACCATGTTTTCATTTTGTATTTCGCCATAACCAGCATAATTTTTACCTACTAACTTAATGTCTAAGGTATTATCTACAGTTCCATCCTCTACTGTAGCCACTTTTACGCCGTTAAATTTAGTAATATTATATGGCATTCTTCACCCCTCTTCCTTATTTATTGTTATCTAACATCATATTAAAACCCAACCTCTTTCTTCACCCGTATACAAGAAAGTCACCGCCGTTCCAAGTGTGTTGAGCTCTGTATTTACTACAACCGTACCATTGTATTTTTTGCCATTAAATGCTACGAATACACTGTTTATATTAAAATAACCTCTTTGATCCACTATTCTAATTTCATCACCGGGTATGGGAGCCACAGGATTTATCACACTTGGTGGTAATGAAATTGTTAAAGGCCCAAGATATGTATCTACAAGTAATCTATCGCCAGGATAAGCACTGTAATCTTGATCAGCAATAATGGATTTCCATGATGGTCTGAATCTACCTAAAGCTCTAATACTGCTTGTTGAACTGGCTAAGTTAATCACACTACCTGCTGCACCGCCTATGTTTAACGTCTGTACATTGGCAGTGAATAAATTCTTTACAGCATCAGAACTTATTAGATTTCCATTAAATTTGGCATCAGCTGTAAATTCTGGGCTTAGTATTTGTACATTACCAGTAGCTCCAGTTAAACTTCCGCCCAATGTTATATTACCGTTTACTGTAAGATTAGAATTAGTACTACCTCTTATACCAGCTACAGATATAATTTCGTTATGTTCATTCTTGAATAATAAACCGCCTTGAGGTAAATTAGGCAAAATTAATCTGTTACGTATAACAAGATTCTTTCTAATTATTACTACTGGGAATTGGCTTCTAATAATATCAGGAGCACCACCTGGTTGAGGCTCAGTTATTGTATCAAAAATAGGCTGAGTTGCATTGAAGTCAACTTCTGTAAAATCTGGATTAGCGCCTATTTCTATTCTTTCAGCACTTGATCCTAAGAATATTCTATCCACATATTGTTCGGCGATACCTAATTGTTCTACATTAGTGCTTGTTTTTAGAAATACTTTCTTAGTACCGTCGCCTGTTTCACCTGCCTCAATTATAAAACTTTGTCCAGTGATACCAACTCTTAAAATAGGACTTGTAATTACTGTATTTCCATTTAACCAACTTGGTCCACCTATTGTCATTGATCCTGTACCAATACCAAGATTAATCTCATCTACACCATTAAAAATATTGGCAATGGTAGCAAGATTTGAATCAATAGTTACACTACCTGGAGAGCCACTACCTACACCATTAATATACAAATTACCTTCAAGGGTTGTTTCACTTGCATATATGTTAGCACGTTTGATAGGATCACCTGCTACAATAGGTTTAAAAATATTAACAGTTTCGCTAAACTCACCTACGTTAACGGTTGTACTTGTACTATATAAATTTCCAACAGTGCCTCTGGATTTAATAAAAGCAGGACTGCCAAGATCATCACCTACAAGTATTTCTTTTTTAGCAACAAGTTTGCTAATGATGTTAGTATTAGGCGCCAATCCAACGGGATTTCCAATATTAATATTAGATGTTTCACCACCAAATGCAATTGTTGTAGTATTTTCATTTAACAAGCTAAATGTACCAACAAATCCTGGCGAAGTTCTTAATTTTCCTAAATTTGTAAATGTAAGTTCCTGTTCTACTGTTAAATCTTGAGTTGCTGTAGTTCTATTAATAAATTTGACTTGTCTTGTTGGTTCACTTACACCTAAGTTAAGATCAAAATTTCCTGTGGATAAAACTTCATTATTTCGTATAGTTACGTTGTCAATTGTAAAAATACCTTGAATGGATAAATCCCCATCCACAGTAAGATCATTCCTAAAAGTTACATTACCGTTATTTGCTCCAACATTAATAGAAGTAGCCTGATCACCAAAGTTAATTGTTTGAGTACCAGTATGTAACAGATTAAACACTGTGTTGGTGCTAATTAAGTTTTGACCACTGAGAGTAAGAACTTTACTTACAGTGGCATTATTATTGATTATAGTGTCACCTGTAGTTGCTCCTATGCTTATATCTGTGGCAGTTTCTAATATATTAGCAGTGATAACATTTTCTTTAAAAATGTCAATTTCTAAGTTAGGGCTTTTTAAATTTCCTCTAAATTGTGTATTACCTGCGATGTCTAAAGTTTCTGTAGGAGCAGTTGTAAAAACACCTACTCTTGATGTTTCAGCATTAATAAAAATAGCATCATTATTATTAGAATTATCTTTTACAGTGATAACAAAGTTTTGATTAGCCTTTAAATTTCTTAATCTAACTGGGTATTGAATAGTGGATCCTGGAGCTTCTTGCTGCACTTCAATATTTAAATTAGGACCTGCCCCAAGACTAAGAGGAATGTTAAGTAAATCACTTGAATTAGTAGAATTTATACCTGATATTCCTAATCTTCCGTCAATTAAGTTATCGCCAGTGACTTTAACAAATTGATCTACACTAATTTCTTGTCCAAATTCATCAACAAGTTTTAACGCCTTTGTTGCTATAACATCAAATCTAAAATCCTCTCGGCTAACTGGTGTAAAGCCTTTTACAATAGGACCACTAATACCCTCACTGTTAAGAACTATACCTTCTCCAGAGGAATAGTCAGGAAGTGGAGTACCAGCTGACAATCCGTCCATAGTGTCATTACAAAATATACCAATTAGTATATTTCCAAGTTTAAGTTTAGCTACTATATGGTTACCACCAGTTACATCTTGTATAGTAACTATTTCAAATCCACTAACTCCCTGCTGAGCAGTGTAGATTGGACCTGCCAAACGTAGACCATTACCGTCATTAAAATAAAGTTGTCTACGTTGAGTATCAAACCAAAAATCACCAGCACTGGAATTTATAGGTTGTGTACTACTAATAATTGGTTTAGCAAATTCTGTGAACTTATTACCATCATATAATTTTAGTGAATTATCTGATGTGTCAAACCAAAATTGACCTGTTATAGGACTACGGGGAGGTTCATCATTGGCAAAGTTCTCAAGAAGTTTGATAAAATTCTCATTAAATAATTCGCCATAATTTGCTGTGTTTTTTCCAATCAATGCCAGATCAGTAGTGATTCGATCTACAGAATTATCTAAGATATCAGTTAATACAGTTCCGTTACTTTTATTAAGGGTATAAGGCATTATATTTTCCCGGTGTATATTATATAATGTAAACCGTTACGCAGTCTAACTCTTCCAGTTCCAGTACCGGTAGCTGTGGCAGTAAAAACTGTATTTTCCTGTGCTGTGCCTGTGACACCTACAGTGGACCAAACTGTTGAACCAAGTTCAGTAATTACATATTCAATACCTATTTTAAGTTCAGTTACACTAAAATTAGGAGTACTACTTCTTAAATCTGGGAGATAAAAAGATCCTGCCTCACTACCTGTAATTTGTCTATATAAATGTTGATTTTTATAAACATTATTCCATAAATCACTGAATAGAGTTTGTCTAACTAATCTACCATCACATAATTCATAACCGTCTGGTAGTGATGAAATATCACCACTCATTAAAATAACTGTACCAGTTGGCACAGTGGCCATACTTTTAGATAAATCTCTTCTACTTACTCTAAAAAACTGATTATCGTTAGATTGTATGAGGAATTGGTCTGTGCTTTGAACAAAATTAGTAGGAGGCTTACCGCTAATAAAGCTGGACCCTATTTGCGTTTTAATTGTTAGTGTTTCTGGTGAATTCTTAATTCTTATAGGAACAGTTGGATCAGAAGCAGTTTTGAAGGTCACATCGCTGGTTGTGTCCTCCGTTTGGATAGTTACACCAGACCCAGTTAAACCTTTACTGTATGCATTAATAGTTCCTGCACCATTATCTACATCAATTGAAGTAGCTTTAACACTGCCAAAAAATACTGAACCACTTGAAGCATCTCCTATTTGACTTACATACAATCGATCCCATTTTTTTGTAGGCGATCCTAAGTCAAATATACCATTATCTCTTGGTAATATATTTGCAACATCTATTATATTACCTAAGTTAATTGTTAGATCAGATTTAAATTTTAGATCATTTTCTAAATTTAAATAATTGACTACAGTAAGATTATTTTGAGCCACTAAATTATTAGTAGATACAGTACCACTAACTTTCACATTACCTACAACGTCCAAAGATTCTTGTGGCGCAGTATTATTGACTCCTACTCTGCCTCCAGTTATTTCGTTACTGGTTATTCTAAGAGGCGTAAAAAATTCACTGTTTCCTTCTCTTTTTATTCTAAAATCTATTTTGGATCCAGCATTCTTATTATAAAGGTAGGCCCCAGAAGTATCATAACTGATATTAAAACTTAAGTCATTACCCATATTAAGACCAGAAGCGGATCTAATATTAAGACCATAATTAGTTGTACTAAGGACATCTGATCTAAGAAAATTTGCAGCTGGAATAACTTCATCACCCGTAGTAAGAGCTAAAGCTTTTTCACTTGTCCCCCAATATTTTGTATTAGTATCTGAAGCAGCAGAGCTGAGATTAAATCCTTGGTTTATGTTTTTGAATCCATCATAAATTAGCTTTGGCGTAAAATCTTTATCACTTATAATAGCTACTCTACGTGCTTTAACAAATACTGTAATTACACTTACAGGCTGATTATCTGTGCTATTAATTATTTCCTCAATCTCTAAACCTGTTTTTTCAAATGCATTAAATGTAGGTCCTACAAGATTATATCCACCACTGGCATTTTTAATATACAGTTGATTACGTGAAGTATCAACAAATAAATCTCCAGTTTTTAAAGCATTAGAATCATTTGATGGTGGTGTAGCAGATTTTTTAACTATGCCTATGGGTAGCCAATTTGAACCATCATAAACTTTTAAACCAAAAGTTCCTGTTACATCAGTGCTTGAATTTCCAGGATCTACAACTTGGCTTAAGTTAGTATTGAACCATATTTGACCTGTTGTAGGTTGTAAAGGTGCTTGGGGACGAGCAAAATGTTCAAGTAGATGTAAAAAGTTTTCTGCTATAATTTCACTATAACTATTAGGAAATTTTCTACCCATTAAAGTAATTGAGGTAGTAGAATTAGCAGTTCCATCCTCTATAGTAATTTTATTATTAGGAGTTTTACCTGGATCAGAATAATTTACATCTATACTCATATTATTCACCCATTAACCCAGTTAAACTTTGTACTCGGACTGTGTAATCAATTTGAATAAGGCGGTTTAAACTTTTTTGTACAGGATGAAATATAACATGTGTTAGTAATCTTTCTCCACCTGATTCATTATCTGTGACTAAGCCTAATTCATCAAAAACATATAAACTATTATTATCACTGGTATTATCAAAGGCTTCTTGTCCATTTGGTTCACCATAGTCTAACAAACAAGTAACAAATACATCTGTATAAGTTGTTCCTGTTACATGCCTTGTTTCAATATAATTTCTAACAGGATCTACGTTTGCAGGATTAGCATCATCTACTACTTTACTATATGTTTTATTGTATAAATTAGCATTGACCCCAGTGGTATTTGGGGTAAGATAAGTGATTATACCTGTAGGATCGACGGCAGTTCCTCCATTACCAAAAATCATCTTAGTTATGAAACCGCTACCAGAATTGGCTAAACTGTTAGCAAGGGCTATACTCATGTTTTCATAATGAATAGCATTTCTTTTATTGATGTAGACTTCTTGAGAACCTGGATCCCAAATTTTTATGTGCCCTTCTACATGAATTCCGCCAAAATCTCTTGTTTGCATGTTTTTTCTCTATCAAAATATTTATTATTTCTAATATATGCTATGTTTACCTTCTTACACGTTGTCGTGGGTATAATCTTCCAGAACTTGGTCTTGGCTTATAATTTAGTTTGGGCCATGTGGTGCCAGAATCCTGCCTTTCCTTGTTAAAATACAAGTATCTATTAGGAGATCCTTGCAAAAATGCATAATCTGAAAAACTTGATCCTACTTCTGTAATTTGATTTTGCTTGGCAGTTTTAATCAAATAATCTAAGGCCTGATTCTGATTCATAGTTGGATAAGTTTCTAAAATACAGGCAAGAACTCCTGATACTTGAGGACTGGCCATACTTGTACCTGAATATTTTAATAAAAAATAACTACTATTTCTTGAGTCAGATACCCCAGTTCCTACCATAGCACTTATTATTCTACTTCCTGGTGCATACACATCTATTCTTGGGCCACATGAGCTGTAAGTAGCTTTTGATTCATTGGCTAAAGTTGATATAGCCCCTACACAGATGGCTTGATTGCCCCGAGTTGGACTCATACCTCTATGGTAAAAAAACGTGCTACCTCCCCAAGTAAAGCTATTATTATAGTCTTGGCCACCATCTATATCAATCTTTAGACTATTATTACCTGCTGCCCCTACTATAATGATTCCATCATCGATTGCCATTTCTTGATCAGCTTCTATCGAAGGGCTTACAAAAGGAATAGCATATAAGTATACTCCATCGTTTAATAGCCCACAACTGGTCAAAAAAGCAGATGTAAGTCCGCTGGTATATTCTACTCCCCTAAAAGTAATCTTTGTTATACTGGATATATCAAAATTAGTTGTATACTCATAACCCCAACTATTGTTTACTATAGTAGGATTTTTTCTACCTGTAGTTTGATTTATAGGTTTATTATTGTGCCAAAGCCTAACATAATCAAAGTAATCTTCGTTAACAGGATTAATATCTCCACCATACACGTACATATTATAGATATTAGCCTTTCTTGCCCAACCTTGAGTATTACCGGCTACAGTTCCAGCTACGTGAATACCGTGTTGGTTATTAGCGCCTGTATATGGCCCATATTGGTACGTTCCAGATGGAGTTGCATGTTGTAACCAATTATATTGAACTACACGACTACCTCCTGTTCCATCTGCATTAACTGCAAATTCAGGATGATTAGGATCAATAAATCCGTCCATTATTACAACATCTACATTTCTTCCTTCTGCATTAATTTGTACTGTACCTGTTTGAGTAGCTGTCCCATCGCTACCCCAATTATTACGTTGAAGACCTTCTATGCAACGTAATAGAGCCCAATTTTTATGGGTATTTGAGTTGCCACTACTTTTGTCCCAGAAGTTACTATTGTCAGTCCATAAAGGTTTAATAATAGCTCCTTTGTCTTTTGGCGTCAATTCTACTGCCAACACTCTGGGATCTTGTCTTATTTGTTCAGCTTCTTCGTCTGTGAGCAAATAGTGAGTATTCCTACTTATTTCTCTTCTATGAACAACATCAATAGCTCTATTTGGAATATATAAATTACCTCCAGGTGTTTCCATGTCCTCATAGAAATCATCTAAATCCTCAAAATTTATTAGGGTAATTATATATTCTCTTAGTTCGCTCATGCTTCTGCCTGCAATAAAGTTAAAGTAACAGTTATGGTGGCAGAACTACCACTTAAATTAGTAACTGCTGCTGGAATTATATCAGTTACTGGTGATTCATCATTAAATCCGTGTACAGCAGGAGCCATTATTATAGTTTGACTTCCTGTGCTGATCACTTCAGTTACAACGCCAGAATCATAATTAGGATCAGCCCCTTGTACTCTTGAAGAGTCAGCTGTGCGAGCTGCTGTAGATACATAAAGTCTCACCCATGCTGCTTGACTGGTTTGAATTTTATATAATAAGTATCCTTTAAATCCATTAAATTCAATAGTCCCTGTAGCATTATTAGTTAGACTAACTGTAGTGGCTTGAGTAGTTGTACGTGATCCTAAAAATCCTGTGCCAGGAGGTCCTTGTATGCCAGGATTTCCTTGAGCACCAGGATTTCCTTGTGGACCTTGTGGTCCTGTATCACCTGTATCGCCTTTTACTCCTTGCGGTCCTTGAGCACCAGGATTTCCTTGTGGACCTTGAGCACCTGGAGTACCTTGTGGACCTTGTGGACCTTGTGGACCTTGAGCACCTGGACTACCTGGACTACCTGGACTACCTGGACTACCTTGTGGACCTGGACTACCTTGTGGACCTGGACTACCTGGACTACCTTGTGGACCTGTGCTTCCTTGAGCACCTTGAGCACCTTGAGATCCAGGTCCTGAACTACCACTACCTGGTGGTCCTGGTGGTCCTTGTAATCCTTGAATACCTTGCGGACTTTGAAAGCCTTGTAAACCCTGAGAACCCTGTCTTCCCTGTGCACCTTGAGCACCTTGAGCACCTTGAGCACCTTGGATACCTTGATTTCCTGGTGTTAGGGATATATTTTGAATCCCATCATAAACTTCAGTAAAGTTGTCATTTATTTTAATAGCAGCTCTACGTATGCTATCTCCAGTACCGTCATTAGCTCTTGTTCCTACATTAATTACCTGTTTGGCCATGATTAATCCTCATCCATTCTTAAATCATCTGAGTCTGATGTATAAAGTCCGCTATCAAAATTAGGGGATGTTCCCTCTATGAGATTGGCCTCAGTCTGTAAAAAGTCTACTATTTTATTTGTAGAATCATTCAACATTTTGCCTTTATCATTCCACAATTTTCCATGTTTTCTTACTACAGTTAATGTAGTATTTACAGGAACTTCCTCCGAAAGTCTAATCTCATAAGCATTTTTACTTGGTAATTTTTGAGCATTAGTAATAAAATCTGCAGGATAATTGTCATCACCTTCTGGACTATGAGGACTTACTAATTTATTATGAATTGAATACGCAGTTTTCTTTAATCTTTGAGTCCCCACATATACCTCAATATCTAAAACTTCTTTATCAAAATTAGTACTTACACTATTACTTCTTGTAATAGGAGTCCATGGTACTACTAATGTATTGCTGGAATCTTCAAGATATGCAAATTCAGTTCTTGCCCAATTTGGATTATTATCACTTGGATATACAGTGAAGTTTACTGTTAATAATTTCCACCAAGAAGTACCACTATCTCCTGGATTTTGATTAATATTTTTAATAGCACCATCAACTTCTTTTACAGCAATATATAAATCATTCAAATATATAACTTGTTGATTTAGTCTATAAACAACAGTGCTATTCCATTCTGAAAAATTATTACTGGTTAAGTTAATCCAGTTAACATTATTATAATTAACAACATCATTAATTAGATATCTTGAATAGTTATTCCAATCACCCTTCCAATTATAGATCAATGTCTCGTCGTTATAAGGTATTGTTTCATTAGAACCTATATCATATATATCTGTGCCTTTTTTGTGTATAAGTGGAACACCGGTACCTAAAGTACCTCTACGCAATTGGCTTAAAATAGATCCTACTTTACTAAAATATTCAATACGTTCACCATTTATATAAATTACTCCAGCGACGTTGTTTATGGAGTTGGCATTTGTTATTTTAGAAGCGTCATCTATGATTATTTCTTTATCACTTTGTAGTAAATCTCTGGCTAACTTAGTTGTTCTATTTTGACTTAAACGTTTATAAGAAGTATAGTTAAGCATATCTTTGAAATGTAAATAACTTATATTAGGTCTGACAATGTTTTGACTAAAAGTAATTACACTAAACTTGTCAGAGGGAATAGGTTGTACAGTTAATTGAATTGATTTCTTACTTTCTCTTAACACATAATCTGTATATGGAGTTAATAATTTTTTATTTTTTGTTACCCAAACATGATTAGTATCGTAGACTTCCTTATCCAAGTAAATTATACCACCTGTAATTTCCACAAGAGTTGGATAATATATCGTGTTGATGTAACTACCTAACTTTGGATCTATTTGTTCATAAGTTCTATTAATATCTAATATATCATGATTTGTCATAGCCATAATTTCAATTTCAGTACCTACAGGATATACATTTTTAAAAGTAATAGTGGATTGTGCTTCATTTGATGTTATGGTATAATCAGCAAATTTAGTTATTGTAATTAATACTTCTGCATTTTCTCTATAATAATTAGGCTTAAATGTAATAGTAGAATCAGAAAGATTAATAGCATAAGCAATAGCATTTGGTACTTTTACATTATCAATAAACACTTCATAATCATTGTAAGAATATATGTCAATATTAGTTTTTGAAACGTTTAATGTATATTTTAATACACGATTTTTCAAAGTTAATCTTAAAGTATCTACACTGTTTAGTAACGTATCTCCTATTCTTACAATAGTATTAGCGCCTAAAGGAAACTCATACCCTACAAAATTTGTCAGTAGATAACTCCTTGACAGGCCATTTGATATTACTGTTTCCTTAGTTACTACACTTTGTTTTATATCTGTATCAAGGAATATTGAATATGAAACTATATCATTTATATCTAACTCACTTGCAAATCTTAAACCAACTTTGTTAAAATTATTGTAGGATGTTACATTCTTTTCAATTTCTTGCCAATACTCCCCATCTACAACAAGAGTATTAGTCACTGTATCTAAAATAGTTGGTGTGTTATCAACATTATTACTTTTAACAGATCTATACAGTACATTTGCATATACAGCAAAATCATTTAGTTTATATTGTATTTCATTATTCCAAAGTCCGTATGTTCTAAATATTGTACTTTCAGTAATTTTTCCAGATACTACAGTAAAGCCTTTGATACCATCTCGCCAGTCTACATCAGTAACTACATCGTATGTTTTATCAGTAACTACAACATGGTCTGTAGATAACAAATTATAACCACTAAAACCTAAGCTTATTACAGCTAATTCTTTATTAGCCACTGGAGCTATTTTAAATTTTATGGTTAATGTCTTGTAATCAAAATCATATTGTGATGGCTCGATAATATCTTCACCTAATTTAACAATAATAGCTTTTTCATTGTTAGGATAATCATCAATAGTAAAATTTGTTTCTATTCCATCTGTAATAAACTTTTTACAACTAATTTTAGAACTATTATTTAAACTGCGTTCAGTAACTTTGATAACCACTGTATCTGATACATGGCCAGGTAACATCTCTTCTGGGGCAGGGCTCGTAGTTGGTGTAATAAACCCATCCCCATCAATAATAATATCATCTGCTCTTAATCCAGTGGCTGTGCGGAATGGCGTAATATTTCTATTGAGATTACTGACAAGATTTCCGCCTTCAATTAATGTATCATACTGTTCATCATCTGTGAGCTCACCTGAGTCCCATAATCGTTCACCCCAATCAAATTCACCATCCCACAGATTAGTTTTACCAAATCCTATACCAGTTACAACTACTCCTGCATAGTCTATACCATTCATTAGCTGTGCAAAATCTTTACCTAACATTCCTGATTTTGGTTCATAAAAATATTTTATTCTTTCAAGACTGTTTAAACTGTTGAAATTACGCACATATTCAATTCTTATATTAACACCAGCTTTAGGAGCATTTTTGAATATCAATTTGCCATAATTATATCTATATGCTTTATCGAATCCTACATGTCTTTCTAAGGTATATTCAGTAAAAAATATTTCTGCATTATTAAGTTTAACTGTATATGTGCCTTTTTCAAAACTTGGTGTGTATGTCAAATCAAATGTAGTTTTTATTGCATCACCAGTAAATGTATCTATTGCTATTAATGGCACAAGATTAGCAATGTTTTCTTTGCTATATCTATCGAACTTCATACCAATTAAATTGCTTCGAACTAATCCATTTCCTAATACAGCAAAAGCTCTGCCTTCATATCCATTTTCTGTAAATTTACCCTCTATTTTTATAGTAGGTGCGACAAAATAACCTTCACCTGGATCAAGTATATCTATTTTTGCTATTGATCCCTTACTTACAAATACTTTTACCTGTGCAGGTCGAATACAATCACCTAACACTTCAACATTAGGATAATCTATATAACCAGCTCCGCCGTCGATTATAACTATTTCCTTAACATAATATCCTAAACCATCTTTCCATGCTTTATATGGATATTTGTTTACAATTTGATTATTATTAACATAAACATTATTATCCTGATATTGAGTATAAAGAGTTATCAAGTTATTATTAGAATTAACATATGCGGGTAAATCAAAATCAGTAATTAAGCTTTGACTACTGTCCAATTTATCATAAATGCTAACAAATTCACGGATTTTAGTTCTAAATGGTTTTACTTCTTTTATATAACTTTCATAATCTTCAAGACCATCATTATTAAATGTTACTTTTTGACGTAAAGGACCAACATGATGTAGTACTTTTACAAAGCTGGTTTTAAATAGCCAATCAACGAATGGTTGCTCAAATAACACATATTTTAGACTAATGAAGAATAAATTTATATAAATTTTACGTCTATTATCTATAAGAATTTTATTCTTTAAGGCATTTAGAATAATACGTAATTCAGTTGTACCAACACTGTCAAAATAGTCGCTATCATAAAGCATTCCATCGTAACCTTTTTGATTTGCTTTAAAATTATAAAAGTTGTCGCTTATTTGTAGCGCACCATTTTGACGACCAACTACCTTGAATACCTTAGTATAATCTATGTTTAACGTATCAGTAAATTTTTCTAATAATAGCCAATTGTTAGTACCTGAAATATTTTTTACCTTAACTATTTGGCCTACACTACAATTTAAATTTAGTGCTTCATTAACTCCATTTACTGTATAATCTATACGAGTAAATTGATTGTACCCATCAGCGTACCAATCTATAAAATTCCAATAATTACTTACATTGTACTTTTGTGTTTTGACTTTTAACCAATTATTATTAATGTAATGATATATGGCCCATTGATTTAATCCATTTAGAGCACTTAAAATTAGAGCACTTAAAGGTCTTACTTGAATTGTAGTAAATTCTTTATTGTACCCTTTACCTTTATCTAAAATGGTCACAGAAGTTATAACACCTGCATTATTAATTATAGTTTTAGCTGAAGCTTGTTCACCGTCTCCTTGAATAATTATATTTGGAGCTATTTGATATCCATAACCGCCATCTATTACATCTATTTCTATAATTTGCCCATTTTCTATTATAAAATCAAGAGTGGCTTGTCTAAAATTTTGAGTTTGTATAAAACGTAATTCTGCGGTAACATCTTTGATATAGTCATAGTAACCTACATTACTTTGAGGAATCTCATCTTTTAAATATAACTCAGCAAGGTCAATATTATCTATTTGAATATCAGCAAGTTCAAAATTCAATCTTTCAATTAATTGTTTTAATACTTCTAATCTGTTGACAAACATGCTTTGATTAGGTATAGATTCTATTCCATAACGTAGTTTAGGAGGTAGAGATAAACTGGGTAAGGGCCTGCCTATACTATCAAATCCAATTAAGCTATCAAACCATCTACGCTCAATTTGGGTAGGAATAGTAGTTTTTTCATTATCTGAAATAATTCTCCACTCACTATGCATGTTTAGATTAGTTGGATCTGAAGTCCAATATTGTACACTTAAAACTAAATCACGTTTATCTAAAATACTTCTTAAATTGACTAAACCAAAAGAATTAGTACCTAAGAATTGAATATATTTTAAATTAAAATTCTGTGGATTAGATATTGCACTGGCTATATCACTGGCACTATATTTTCTATCAAATGCATTTGGTACAATACGCTTATTCTTAACCCAGAAGTAATAGGTACTTTTATACCTCTTTCCAAGACTATCATAAGTTAATTTAACACTATAGGCATTATTTCCATACAATGTTTTACCACTTATCCCTAATGGGAATCCTTCAGCAGTGTCCGCTAATACATCCCAATCAGCGGGTAGTACACTGGATTGTACCCACTCATAAACATCTATACTGGCTGTGGGAAACAAACTATTAAAAACACCACTATTGTAACTTGTATCACCTATACTACTGTCTAAAAATTTAGCCTTACGTAGATCCCACCATAACATACCAACATGCTTATCAGTCCATGCCATGCCTTCATCTATAGTAATATTAGCAGTTAACGAATTTGATTTTACACTGTAAGTTGCTGGATCATAATAAGTTTTAAACTTTAATTCTTGTTCTATTACTCCAGATATCTTACCATATACAGGATCTATTACATCTAAATAACTGATTAAATTATTAGTTTTTCTATTGTAAACAAAGACTTTTTTGATTCTATTAAGATTGACTTTATCTTGTTCTTTTATGTACTGAGACCAACTATATGATCCAGATTTCTTATTATAAGTTAAAATTTCACCAATTTTTCTACTTAACACATTATAATTTTCATTACCTATAATAATAAAATTTTCACCTACATCAATATTTTCTACATTTATAGAACCAGTGTTTAAAGTTTCAGAAAATATAAAATTACTTTGATATCTATCAAAAATATCAACTCTTTGTGTTCCTTGTTTACTGACAACTGTTAAGGTTTTAGGATCACCTTGTATGTCATCATTACTAAATTTTAGCCAATAACCAAAATTATCATCGTTTGCAGGGTTTTTATTTTTTATAGTTTGATAGATAGTATAAGAATTATTTTCTAATTTGTATACATTAACTTGACCTTGATTAGTTTTTTCATCATCTGTAAGTATACTACCTACAGCGATATATTTTGTGTTACTGCTTATGCTTACGCTATACCCAAAATTATCTGTACTAATTAAAGTTTGAATTATGTTATAGGTATTATTGTAGATATAAACTTTAGACACTGTATAATCTGCAATAACTATTCTGCTACCATCAGCACTTACATCAAAATCATTAGCATAAGTTACAGTTGAAGGTGGTAAAGCCAATTCTACAGCATTACTCCATATATTATTTGAACAACTATATACATCTAAAGCTTTATTAGTTGAACTAATATAAAGTTTGTATATTGATAAACTTGGATTTGAATTTAAATTTAAACTAAATTTTAATTTTTTTCCATAATCTATATCTTGTACATTATTTGTAAACACTGGACCTAAAACATAGTCATTATTGGCAAATAAGTTTGCAAAAAAATGTGTACCAGTCTCACTTTTATATAAGGTTACTATTTTATCCTGCTCAACATCTGTAGTTAGAGAAAAACTGTTAGGGGATAAAACTTTTACATAATATTCTTCGTTGTTTGTCAATCCATTTATAACTTGATCTTGAGTGCTGTAAGTTACTATTGTTCCATTAATTAATAAATGATTAGGTATTATAAATGTATTATTTGCATAATCAATTTTATTTTCTGCAATAGTATTAAATTCGCTGGTGAATACCAAAGTTTTTTGAGGAATAGAATAGACATAAACTGCTTTTTCTATATTTGACATAGTCTTTTTAATACCAGTAATAGCGATAAATCTTCCGTCATCACTGATAGTAATACTATCACCAAAATTATAAACTTCATTAGGTGCTTGAATGCCCTGTTTTTTAATCCATTGATCACTTAGGTATGGTTTGTAATATACTATAATTTGTCTTGCAGAATCAGTAACAGGAATAAAATCACCTAATAAGGTAAACTGTAAACCTATAGTATCCCCGTCAATAGTAATAAGAGCTGTATCATCTAATTGACTAAGTCTAAAAAACTTACGTACTGTGTTGACGCTACCAGCTATAACTTTATAAATTGAAGGACTACTATAACCGACTATGTTACCATTTGATCCAAAGCTACTATCTAATATACCAGCTACTCTAATTTGTGATCCACTTTCTATATAATTAACAGAAGTGCAACTAAATGTAGCAGTAAGCTCGGGACTTTCTTCTATTTGAACACTACTTAAATCAATATTAGGTCTAAAGGACGTATGATTACTAGTTTCCTTAATACATCTCCAAAATAACCCATCACGATAAACTACATCATCTTTTGTGTAAGTTGTCGCTGCGTTCCATATGCCTTTAAATAGTTCATTATTTTTGTGCGTAATTGCCATTACTGTAGCATCTTTATTTACTGCTACTCTATGACCAAATTCACTATTATTTTGTTGTCTATCATTTACGATAGATGTTGATGAATACACTGGCATATTACGCCAAATGGTATTAACATTATTTTCTGTAAACCATACAAGTTCTCCAAATGGTTTAAGATTAGTTGTAGGATTTATATATCTTGGTACAGAAAATTCATCTATATTGAGATATCTTTGATCTGCAAATACAAAAGTTTTTATTGTTGAAAATGTGAGATTATTTAATACAAATGTAGTTGGTTTAACTATTGTAATTTTTTTAAATACTGTATTAATATCAATTACCTTAAAAAACCCTGTTAATTTATCATAATTACTCTTAAAACCGATTAGATCGCCAGTTTGTATATCACCTAATATATTGTAAGTTAATATTAAATTAGTGCCTACGATATCAGGAATTTGTGTAACTGAAACTTCTAATTCTGTAAACCTATATATAAACCAGTCGTCTTTAAATCTATTAATTTTAGTTTGAAATCCACACCATATATAATCACCTACTTCAAAATCGTTAATATTAATTAAATTAGTTTGTTGTTCAACAAGTATATCATCAAGATCATTTAGTACAGCTTTGGCAAATTCTATTTTGCAAAATCCTGGGGTTTTCAACAATGGATTATAATCATTTTCCTTAGGCCAAATATTTTTATCGTAGTATTTAGGTTTTAGAAATAGGTCATTTTTTGTCACACGAACTACAAGATCTGTAGCAGCATTATCTACTTTATCAATAAGTTCATAAGGTTGTGGTTCTATTTTAAATTGATCTTCATCAATTATAAATTCTATTTCATCAAAAGCTTCACTACTGCCAAAACGTCCAACCCTTACTGCCCATTCTTCAATAAATTCAAGACTTTCCTCATTATCAGGACCTAATATATCAAATAACTTAGTTAATGAATTTACAGTGCCTTTTTCAGTTATCATACCTTGATAAAACTTAAATTCACTAACATCATTTTTAATAATATTTCGTAAATAACTGCGTTTTTGATAGCCAATTAAATGTTGTGCAATTTTTTGTTGTCCACTATCAAAATTATCACTATCAAGATCATAAAAATCTGTAAATTGTAAGGCCTTGTAGTCCCAATTGGGTAGTAGTTTACTTGTTGGAACTTCATTTAATCGTTCCCATTCACTGTTTACAAAATTCTGATCCCCTGGTATTTTTTTAGTTGCAGTGTAATAAAACTCTTTATATTTGACAATATCACCAATGTTATAGTCTACGTATGGAGTCCAATCCTGTACATATGCTTCATCATATATAAACCCTGGACTTTCAAAACCACCTTCCCAATTGATACTTTTATAGCCGTATATTTTAATACGATCTTGTCTATAACCAGTGCTTATGTTGTAAATTATGTCATTAAACTGAGTAACATTATCAATAACAAGTACATGTTCTTTTTGTATTAGGTATACCCCAACACCATAAATTCCATCATCAGAATTTTTAGGTTTGACATTAAAAATACCATTATCTCTAAAATAATTTAAATCTTTTGGATTATATTTGGTTCCGTCTGATTTAAAAATTTCATATTCAATAGTTGAATTAATATCTTCAACTACATTATAATTTAGTTTCAATTCAACATTAATAGCACCAGGACTCAAACTAATAGCACTGGCTCCTTCAGTATCTATACTATCTAAAAAAGTGTATTCTGTAGGGTCAAATATTGTAGAGGTTACATGTCTACTTCTTGATCTGTAAAATTCATTGTTGTACATAACAATGTCATTTTCTTGAAATAACGTTTGTGGTTCCCACTCTACATAAGTTTCTTTACCAGCTCCCCAGTTTTGTGTATTCCAAAATAAAAATTCTTTAACACTGGTTTCCCAATTAGCAATAGAATTTAAATCTTGTAAAAAGGTATCAAAAACAAATCCTTGGTCTTTAAGGTATGCATCATATCCTAAGATAAAATCTACAACTTCCTGTATGGAAAACAATACTGTTCCATAATTTAATGTTTGTACCAAAGGATCAAAACTGGTTCGTATGTTAGCATTAATACCTCCTACTACTGGTAATGCAGGAAGTTTTTGTAATAATGTATAATCAACATTTGTTGAACTTGTATGGCTAATTTTTACTCTATAATAAAATTCACCAATTTTGAGTATGTTACCTGCAATATACTTTTGATTGACTTCCCAGTTTATAAATGACTCACTAATACCACCAACATTAATTTCATAACCAGGTTGATTATAGAGATAATATTTAAAGTATGGTTCTGCTTGGCTGTACCCTTTTATTTCATAACCTAATCCATATCTTGTTAGTAGTTTAGTAATTATTACACCACTGTAAAATAATTTCTTAGTAGGTGAACTTGTATTAAGAAATATCTTATAATTTTCTTGTGGAATAAACACACCAGATTTGCTATTAACACTTCTACTATCTAATATCAAGTTAAATTTATCTTTACTACTAAATCCACTTAATCTATGACTTAACTTATTGGTTAATTTTGTTAGTATATCTTTATAATTTTCATAGGCTATATTCTTATCAGATATCAAATAATCTACAATATAATTAACTAAACCAGCAGTTTGGATACGCTTTGTATCTTTTGGTGTACTTGTTATAACTAAATCTTTAAGTTTTAGATGTAATCCTGTTTCTTTATATACATATTGATCACATGGGTTTTTGATAATTCGTGAACGATCAAAACATAGTCCAAACATGCGTGTAGGATTCATCAATAACAAAGTACGTAAAATTGCAAAAGGATAGTAACTACTTCTACGCCAAGCATTTTCTACTGGACTAACATCACCAAATACATAATTCTTTTCTGTACGTGCATTGAATAAACCAGTAGCAAGACTGGCTTCTATAGGATTTAATAATCCGCCACCTGCATTGGTAGGTATATTCTCTAATACTGGTTTTACAAATTTTGCTACTATAACAGGCTTATCAGGATATCTAATACGCCCTTCTGCAAGATCCTGCCATAAAATCAAGTTATCACTGGTATAGGGAGCAGGACCATATACATTATCCCACCATTTAGGTTTAATTGTAAATCCTAAACTCTCCCAAGGACAAATATGTATGCGATCAGTATCATAGTACCATCTATAAATACCTCTCCAAAAACCTGGTAAAGTAGTAAAATCAAAACTTTGTACTTCACTATAATTATAGGTAAATGGGTTGGATTTAAGATATATTTGTGTTTTGGTATAATCTTGATCAATAAGTCTTGTCCATTGGAAAAAATTAGGACCTAATAGTTTGTTAAATTCATCAAGAGTGTAATCGGTTTTACGATTTGATCCAGGTATAAAATCATATAAATCAAAGACTTTTGGATCATATTCAACTTTTATGTTGTTGAATATACGTTTTTCTATTTCTAATATTAAATCGTCTCTAAAATCATTAAATGCTAATACTATACTACCATCATGACCCTGTATAACATGTTGTGGTTCAAGCAAAGTAGTATCAAGGTACTTGCGTGGTTCATATTTAGGATATAGGCCCAGACTTGTAGGTGTTGGTGGCACAAAGCATCCATCTGTGCTATCATACTCGTACAGATCAACTATGTCGTTTTCTGTCAATTTTACCAATACATTAATAAATCCATCATCTGTAAACACATAATCACGCTCATGTAACAGTTGATTTTGATTAACATATATGTATGTGGCTTGAGTACTAAGTTTTTTAAGGTTAAAAATTTTTGATAATGGAAAACTTTGCTGAACAAATTCTTTAATTTTGAATTGAGTATGTACATGACCACTATATGCTAACATATCACTAAAATAATATGGCATACTTTTAGTTTTACTAAGATTTAAATTCTGTAATAACAAGTCTGTAGCATTTTTTACGCTCATACCTTCTTCAAGATATTGACTATTAAATATAAATGAACGCTTAAATTTATTATAATCATTCATAGACATTTCTAAAGCTTTAAAAATATTTGCTTTTTTGTCTGTGAAATGATATAATGGTAAATTTAAACTACCACTATGTTGTACAAACTTGGTTCCATAATTACTTAAACTACCTATATCTCTTAAATTACATGGTCCTGGATAGACTCCATCAAAGTTTTGTATGTTATCAATAATACTATCAACATGATCTATGACTTCCCCTAAGGTAAAACTTTGTAAATTATAATTTAAAGGATTATTTTGAAAGTTTATAGGAAAATCATAATGGCCATTACTATTTTTAGCCCGTTTAGAATAACATTTTATAGTAACAATGTCGTTTTCAACTATGTCATTTTTTAGTACTACTTGTTTATATAATACTCCATTATAAATTTCTTTTATATCACTATCTAATAATCTTTCACCATTGACAAAAACTTTTATCTTTAAATCTTCAAGATTATTGTAATCATCATAAACATCTAAGGAAAAATCATTTACTTTTAAAACTTGTTGGCCGTTTTTTGAGTAGTATTCATTTTTATAAATTCTAACAATAGGTTGCACTATATCAATATGATTTACAGTCCATCCATTAATCAATGCCTTAGTTTGATTTATAGTATAAAATTCTAAGTATTTGTTAGCAATAATATCGTCTATAACTGTAATATCAATTTTATATTTAAAAGTATCATTAATAAGATTAAAATCAAATACAATATCACCTATATTATTAATATTTCTGTAGGTTAAAGGAAAACCTAATTCTTTATCTATAGTCCCTGTTCCAACCTTATATGAAAATAATTTTGTACCTTTAAATGTACTTGAATCATATTTTGAGTTATCAGTCAATTTAATATGTTCATCATCAAACAATTCAAACAATGGCTGTTGATTAATTTGTGTTTTATTTTGTCCTAAAGTCCAAGAATTACCATCAAACCACATCATTTTACCGGTGTATTGAGTTCCTGATAATATTAATACTGTTTGATCTTGTTCAGGATCACTGTCTTGTTCTCTGTTTAAATGAATTACACGTTTGGTTATACCAGTTTTTTCATCATATAAATCTATAAATTCTACTTTGAAAATTTTATTTTTTACATAGATGTCGTTATCACCAGTAAACAATACCCTATGACCAGTCAATAATGGCACTCCATCTACATTATACCCTGGACTACCTTCAATAATACTAAACACATCTGTGGTAAAATCATCAACAAGATCAATGTTTGGTTTGCTCCTATTACCGAAGTTAAACAAACGTATATTAGGCTTAAACTCAATAATAGGTCGTAAGGCTCTTTTATCCTGATCAAATACTGGAGTTTTACCTAATACCTTGGCAGTGGTTTCAATTATATCCTTGTGAAACCAACGATTATATCTACTCCAAGAATTTCTATCCTTGCTGCTTCTGTTTATAACAATGTAATCTTTATCTAATGCAGCATATTTTATGTTGTTAAATGCTAATTCATCAAATCCTGTAACATCAAAATTTACGTCCACGTTGTAGGCTATATCATTTACTACTTCTAATGTAGTTTCGTCAATAAGACTAATACCTTCTCCAACACCTTCTACGTAAAAGTCTTTGTCTCTATAATATTCTGGAAAAACTAAACCTCTAAAGCGTATTTTCATGCCATTAGATAATTTTAAACCATTGCTTACGAAGTCTTTTTTGCCAATAATTTCTTCATCTACATTGATAATACTATTTTCATCTATGTCAAAAATTTTAAAAATACCAGATGTATTAGCATCGTTTTCACTTACATAATACAAAATATCAGGTGTACGTGTACCAACTGTAAATTCTAAAATACCATGTTTGACATTAAAATTTTTTGTTTCTTTTAATACACCATTGACATATTCAAAAGTTTTTATACCATCAAGATATCTGTATTCGTCGTTAATTCTCTTAATAAAAAAGTCAACTACAACTACTTGACCTAATGTTATATCTTTTTCTAATTGTAAAACTTTTTTCCTATTGGCATTAATATATGTTGTAAATTTATCTTGGGGTATTTTATTTCCATCAATGTAAACTTCTACAAGGAAATTATCTATAATATCATTATCAGTTAATATATCTAAGCTAAAATTATTTTTTCCATGTTGTGCATAGTTAAACGTAGTTGAGCCTCTGAACTTAGGTGTAGCACTGCTAACTTTGGCTGTTTTTACTGCAAAAGGATGGTCAGGGCTATTAATTTCAAATCTATATGTTTGCCCTCTGTATAATCTTAAATCAGGGTTGCGTGTTAATGCATCTGGAGTAAACAAGTAAGCAAAATTATCACCTTCATCCACAACTTGTATGTTGTAAGTACTGGTGGTATCTAATGTTTTTTGTCCTCTAATTGGAATAGTTTCAGGCCCATATGGCAACCAGTAATATTGTAGATAATTAACAAATTTATCCCAATCAATATGCGGATCCCAACTATAAAATTCTTGTTTATTAAGCCGTTGATGATTTTCTGTAAGACCACCTAATACACTGATACTATTAATATAATCTATATAATCTTTAAAAAAACTGGTATTGCCTAAAGTATCCTCAGCCATTAGACAAGGTTCAAGCTGATAATTATTCCTATCTTCTGTAATTTCCTTTAGGAATATATCATCACCTTTAGATGCTTTACTGTTTTTTCTACCTATGAAACCATTTAACCTACGTGCCGTTCCGTTTTGAATTAAGGGATCAAGTGTTCCAGATAAAAACTTTTTATTGGTATCTGTTCTAAAATAACGAGGCAAAAAGCTTTCACTTTTTCTCTTACCTTTGTTATCAATAGGAACTCCGTATTCTTCAGACATTAGTTATATCCTGTTTTACTAATTATTACCTGTTGTGACACAATATTATTCTCATAATTTAATGTTCCAGAGGTCAAAGAACTTGCTGTTAATGTTTCTATTACTTCAATATCATCAGTAGTAGCACCATTTATAAAAATTTGATCATTTTCAGCTTTAATTTCAAATAAAGATCCAAAGGCTAATTGCTCAGACCTTGGAACTATTACAATATTAACAAGAAAAGGTGCAGTTCTATTCATAATGTAAGCTACCAGCTCACTAAAATAAAAACTATCACCAAAATCCCAATTATCTAAACTAAAAAATTCGTTTATTGAATTTAACACACGACTTTTTATTTCATTATCACTAATAATTTGTTCTATATTTTTAATAATTTTAAATGATGCTCTTAAACTTGGTATAGCTTTACTACCAAATAATACCTTATACTTGACGGGGTGATATATAACTTCATCACTCATAGCCTTTATAGCATTTAAATCTGTGCTCAATGTTAGGAATAATTGATCACTACTTGGTGGCATAGGTTCATCAAGAATAGCACCATTTAACCATTGTCTAAAATTGATATCATATTGTTTTGTTAATACATATAAATCCATCAAATTACTTTGGCCAGGATCTATACGAGCTTCATAATCTGCACTATGACTGTATTGAAACTTTAGATTATCTCTTCCTTCAAGTACTTTATAATCAAGATTAGCCATAAATTTACCTAATAATACATTATATTTGAATAATGTACTTGTTTCTAAAGCATACACATATGTCCCATCAATTTCATAAGGTTGAGAATAACTCATGTCCTTAACTACATTTACTTGATTTTGTCCGTTATCTTTAATTATACTTTTATATCTATAGTCATATTGCCCAGTTTCTGTTTCATATTTTTCTAAAATAATAAAATTATCTAAGATGATGACCCAATCTTGAGGAGTTTCATCAGGAATATTGCCAACATTGGCATTGACTAATGATTTATAGATGTAATTTTTATACAGCACAAGGTTATCTAAAGAATAACTTTGAGTAATATTCCAAAAACTATAACTTGGTTTTATAATTACATCAAATAATTCTGGATCATCTACAATATTATCATCATTTTCATCAAAAAAACTGATTTCAACCTTTCTTGTATCAACATACCCATCAGTCCCTATATATTCATCTGTAACTTCCCAGTCTAAGTTGTAATTTATTATACCTGTATTATTAGGATTAGTATTGATGTTTAGTAAACTGATTCTATCTTTAATAATTTTATTAGTTTTGGTATCGTATACTTTATTAGATTTTTCAAAATAAAATCTAATTTTTTTATCACTTTCAAAAATATAACGAGTATTACGTGATGTTACTGTATAAAATTCACTATCTGTTGTAAAACTTATCATCCAACTGCTATCTAATTTTTGATTACTAATATCACCTGCACTACCTATACTAAATGTTTCAGTTAAATTAAGATTAACATCAAAAACAATTTTCCATTCTTTACTATCTATATCATAGCGTAGACCAAATTGCTTATTTGCATAAATTAATTCGCTGATTATTTCTATAGTTTCAGTATCTAAGCTAGTTCTCCATCGTGGAATGATACTATCCACAATAGCTCCTTCTGGAATTGGTTGGTTAAGAACTACAGCGCCAGTCCCATTGGTTAATTCTCCTGTTCCTGTTCCTAAACCGTTATTATCTAAACTAACTACTTTGGCCCATAGATAACTTACAGTGTTAGGTATATTTTCAGTAACATTAACCAAAACATTATTACGATTTTTATTGAATAGTTTACCTGATGGAGCTACAAATTTTATCAATGCATTTGACTCAAGATGTCTTAAAATAGTGCTTGTATTTCCTATAACTTGATTACTGTTATCTTTGAACTTGCCTGTACTTTGATTATAGCTCTCACTATTTTTAAACCAACGAATATTAAAAATTGTTCCAACATCTTGTTTGCCAAATCTTGCATAATAAAAATTACGTAAGTTTGTATTCTGTAAAAAAGGTAAAATTTGATTAGTAACAATACCTAATATATCTATTCTATTTCTATAGCTAAATCTAAAACTTTCATTGTATTCTTCTTTATATAATATTCCATCATCACTAAAAAGATTTACACTACTGTATTTGCCAGTTGGATCAATTAAGTCAAAATATCTGCTGATACCACTACTAGTTCTGTTCACTGCTTTTACTTTAAGAACATCTTGATCTACACTTAGAGGGCTAATATTATAGTCCTCAGCAGTTATCATTCTATTCTGTGTATAATAAGTAGCTGGTGCTTTATTCTTAATTTCATCATCGGTTTCACTTGGACTGCTATTAGATACACTGACTTGTAGACTCATTGTGATGGTCATATTCTCTAACTGTCCTGTATTTGATAGATACCCTATATCAATGCTTACATTACGTAAATCTTTTGGATTTATTGTATATGACTGACCATTACTTACTCTGTAATATATTCTAAATTGTCCTGCTGGTATATTTCCAAATACCCCATCTCCAAATATTAGACTTATTCTATCATTGGTACGTGTTACAACATTATAGATATTTCTAATATCTTTCCTTAAACTATTATAGATAATGTTGTTTGCCTCAAAATTGGGAACTTGCTCCCAATATTCACTTTCAACACCATTAGCATTAAGTCTATAAAGCCACACGTCCGAATTATTAATATTAATAGCGTCAATGTCTACTATTTCATTTGTTGTTGGCTGTGTTAAATTAAATGTACCTGTATTAAGACTACCTTGTCTAAAGTGTAAAAAGAAACCGTTACTATTGCTGGCTGCTCCTCGACCATCATCTCTATAAAGAAAACTTAGTCTTCTACCTGCCAATGGTGGCTCCTCTACTATTGATCCATCCTTTATTATTGTACTGGCTATTTCAAAATTTACATTACGTCCATCAACAGGTTTAGTGAACCCATATACAGGCACGCTTGTTCCAATACTTTGCAATCTATACTGCTGTGTGGGTATATTATTAATTTCAGCACTGCTATCTGGACTGCCCCATTGAGCTGTAATAGGTAGAGCAGCATTTACTATTCTTATAAATTGATCCTGCCAATTAGCATTACTGGGGTCATTCCATATAATTTCTGTATTACTGATATTTCTACCATTACTATCTATAATATCTTCTGTAGTGCTTATGCTTTCCCATTTAAGCAATCCATTTGCAGGTTTATTACGTTTTGCATTATAGCTTAATGTTCTGGCCAAACGAAGTATGCTTTCTCTACGTTCAGCTAATTCAAGGAAATTTTCTCTGGCATTAAGATCTACACGAAAAGCAAAACTTTGACCAAGAAAAGCTATCATATCTATTAAAGCAAGATATTCACTACTTTCTACATAATCGTTGAAATCTTCAGGATAGTTTTCTCTAAGGTAATTGATCATTACCCTACGTAGATTCTCAAAGTCGTAACTGGTAAAATCAGCGTTTTTGAAGCTTTGATAGATGCGCTTCCAATCTTCCGCTACCAGTAACCTATTTTGTCTATCAGTTGATGACATAAACTATCCTTATTCTTTATTTATTGCAGCCTTTTAACTGCTACTTTAACCAATCAAGCCCAAGCTTTGATCAAATCTGAACTGTAAATTTTCACTAATATTATATGGCAAATAGGTTAATTCACACTCGATTTGTATGCCTGTAGCATAGGCAGTTACAATAATGTTATCAGCTCTAACTCTTGGATCGTAATTTATTATCTGTGTTACATTTTCCAAAAGTATTCTTTTTATATCTTCAGTTAAAGGTTCAAAAATAATATCCCATATTATGGTACCAAATGTAGGATCACTTAATTTTTCTCCCTGTCTAATATTAAAATGATTAAGTAAATCCTGTTTGATCAAACTTAAATCATACAACGTAAAATTTTCACTATAACTATTATTACTACTAAACCCCCTATAGGTACGTGGTAAAGGTGGTTGATCCTTAGGCATCAAGCTTTTTACTGTGGTAGTTTCATATAATCGTTGTATACTCATGATTTAACCTTTGAAAATGTGTCGTACTTAGTAGTATATTTCTTAAAGAATGAAGGTGTTATTAGTATACTTTCACTATTACCTTCATATCTACCATCTATATCACGATCTGTTTTATCTGGTTTATAATCCTCAGGTGAAAGATTTTCGTGACCTGGCCATGGTTCTTTTATAGGCACTCTACGTACAATAGTTTTAAACAGTTCGCTTCCTTCTTGATCAGGTACACTGTGGGTCTTTAATTCTTGTGGTTTAGTAGCCAAAGCAGCAGTTGCAGCCTCTGGACCATTCATATGTATTACAGGAGCGGTTTCAATTATAGCTGATCCTGATCTGGTTTCATTATTATCACCACTTGTCTCAAAAATATGACCACCAACATTTGTATCATAATTACCAATAATGTTGTATAGGCTATTACCGTCCACAGTTTCATCTTTATTTTGTTTTATATGAATTTTTTGGTTTTGATCAATAATTAAAATATTATCTTTGCCCACTTGAGTGTGCATTTCTTCTTTTACTTTGATATTAAAATTACGTCCTGCTTCCATATTAATATCACGATCGGCATATAAATTAAAATCGTTTTTAGTATGAACATTTATACTATCTTCACAATAGATATCCATCTTACCATCACTGGTTAATTCTATCCATGTAGTACCACGAGCATTACCTATATAAATTAAATCTTCACTATTATGTAATAATATTTGATGACCTGTTCGAGTACGTATGCGTATGAGTTCATTATGGGGTATTTTATAGTCACCATCTGTTTCATCATCTTCTACAGCAGCATAATCTGGTGGGCCTTCACTGGCATTTTTACGGCGTATAAACTTATCATCACCATCGTCCATAACAAAAGTACTACCACCTAATCTACTCACAGGCATTTTGGCCTTACTTTCATACTTGCCAACCTTGCCTATGGGACCACTTTTGTCTATTGGACCTGGTGTGCTAATACCAAATACAGCACTGGGCCATTCTCTACGAGCACTACTGGTTGTTATACCTCTAATATCATCCTTTAATAAACCTTGTGCCTGTAGAGTGAGAGTAAAAGGATGTTGTGGTTTCTTAATTCTTGTTGTATCTTGGCATATCAACAGATCAGCTTTTTTATTATATTCTGCTACTGGAACACGTTCCTCAATTCCGTCTTCATGATAAATGGTTGATGCCATACCAGGTATCATAAAATTAGCATCCTTAGTTTGAATACTGCCTAAGTAATAACCTCTTGATGGATCACCGTCAACAAAGAAACAAACTACTGTGGTACCAACATCTGGAGGTACCATCCAAAAACCATAACTTTTTTGAGTACCGTTGTAATCATTAGTTTTGTTATTGAAAATTTCGCTGGTACTACCTATGAATGGGCTACAATATTGTACAGTTGCTAATTGTCCCGTACGTTCTCTATCATTACCTACTTCACGTAATTTTTCTACTTGTAAGGCACCCATGTAGTTAGGATCAAGATGACTCACTACAACAGCCAAAATGAGTCCATCTTCTTTTGTTTGTCCTACATAGTCTAAACTTGATCTGTTAAGCTCACTCATTATTCTGCATCTTGTATAGTTCTTGCACTGTCAGAATCTTGAGGAGTTTCAAGCACTGTAGGTGTAGTAGTTGGTGGTGCGAAATCAACAGCATTTTCACCACTGGTAGCCCCAGTACCCCCAGGTGAAACAGAATCATAATTGGGCATACGTGTTAGCTCCAAATCTTGAGAAAACATACCTCTATCAAACATACTTTCTAACATATTAACTTTGTATAGTCCACTGATCTGTGGTACAATTTTTTCATTAGGAAAATCATATAAATTACCATTAATATCTATGGGATTTCTAAAATTTATTGTAATGTAAACTTCAGAACGTTCATTATTAATGGCTCCACTCTTGTTAATATTTTTATTGCTTGTACCTTTTTCAGTAAAATTACCTATACCACTGTCACCAAGGAAAAAAGGATCACCTAAAATTTTCATATTAACAGTAATCATATCAGCACCTTTGCTTATGCTTTCCATAAATTGCTTGGTTATCAGTGTAGCAGGATCATCTGGAAAAATACCCCCTCCAGTTTTCTTAATTTTTGTACGATCTGTATTAATCAACACTTTTGTGGCAGAATCATTTATGTTTACATTACCATGTTTGCCTTGATTATATTCATCCTTAGCATCATATAAGGTACCATCTGCTTTTCTTCTAAATTGTGTAACTTTACCGTTTACTACGACTGGACTTGTAGGTGTAGCTACTGTAGCATTTTTATCTCTTTGTACAGCATCTTGGTTATTTTTGCCAGCATCACTGCTCATAGATGTGTAAAATGTTGTGTTAAATTTTATTTGAAAATCTAAGATTTCAGTATTTTTACCACTATAATAGTAATTGTATTCTTTTAATGATGTTTTCTTGAGCTCACCTACACCACTTGGCTTTGTCTCTGGACTAATAAATTGACTATGTTGCACTTCAAATGGTATTATTCTAAATACTGTAAGATATGGATTACGTCCTAATTTACCAACATTTTCATCAGTGTCCAAAACATAAACTTGACTGCTAATTTTATACCATTGAATTTTTCCTTCTTTACTAATGTTGGCAGGATCTAAAGCACTTATTCCATAACTGCTACTGGATAATACTTCATTCAATATTGTAGGTATTAATGTTCCTTGTTTAAATGTGGCCAAACCCTTATTAGATGTAAGTTCAATTCTACCACGTTTTAAAACCTTAGTTTTTTCATCGTAAGAAACACCCTCTTTACCAAATATACCCTGTGCTTTACGTCTATCTGTAAAACCAATACTAGCCTTACCTACAGGATTGACATTGGCTTTTTGTACTAAATTGTATCCGTCACTACTTAACTCTAAACCTAATTGTTTGAATAATTTGTCATTCTTTTTAACATTAGGATTGGCTGTAGCACCTTTAGGACTACTACTATCATCTGTTGTATCACCTTTGCCAGTTGATGTATCTGTGGGAAACAAAAATACTATACGATCAGGAATAGATATTTTATTTTTTATAGCTTGTTCTACGAGCGCATCATTAAGTATACTTTGAACACTCATTGGACCATCCTGTATCATTTGTTGTACTGTACTACCTTCACAGGTAATATCCACAGGTATTGAACTTACAGTATCACTATAGGCTTGATCATTCCAAGCTACTGCTTCACATTCATATAAACTACCACGTTCAGTTACACGTAGATTAATATTAGTGATCCTTATAGGAAAATGACGTTTGGTTACAGCATAATCAATATTTTGTGTATCTGCACTATAATGCCCTTTAAATTGTAGAGTTAAAAGTACAGGCATAACTACCCAATTTTCATAACCGTTATTAGCAGCTGCCATTTGTAAAGATTGGAAGAACATACCAAAGCTATTTGGTTCAAGAATATTAAAACTCATTGTAGTAGCATTAGTATTTTTTGTTTGGGCATCCATACCAATGACACTTTTTATTCTTACATTATCTATAAAAAAATCAAATTTACCTTCAGGATTATAATCTGGAGGATTGCGATCTATGTCACCTAAGTTAGGACTGGCATAGGCCTTAAGTCCCACGCGATTTTCAGGATTACCACCTGCACTTTGAAAAATTATGTCACCAATATCACCCTTCTTATATGTTTCATCTGGAAAATTTATTTGAAACGGTGTCAGCACACTCATAGTCCAAAAATAATTTACCACTGCATAGTTAGACAAAATATTGCGTAGGGGTAATTCATTAGCTTCAAATTCAACTACATTTTCTTCATCAAGATTGCTTAATAATTTGGCTCTTTCTGTTTTTATAACACCACCAATTATACCTGCTGCAAGTGGATTAACACTTTGCCCAGGAATCTTATTCAATATTTGACTGGGATCAAGATTAGGTATTTGTTTAAGTTTATCTAATTGACCCCCAAGATTTTGTGCTGCATTTTTTAATCCATCTACTACACCATTTTTATTAAATGCTCCTGCTACGGCATTGGCTACACTTACGGCTGCTGTGGCTTTGACGAGATTTTTAAGTGTTGGCATCTTAGGCTCCTAATACTTTGAATAAACTACTTTTCTTTGGCAAATATATTTGAGTGCCTGGAATAAAATCAAATATAGGATCCTGTAATACATTTAAGTTACGTTGAATAAAAACCCACCATAAGTTATGGCTTCCATAAAGATCATAAGCCAATAAATCTGGTCTAAAAGTATATTGACTTTCTATAGTGTACAAATAATCATCAGATTCAGCACTAACTGGTCTAATACTTAATATATCCAAGTAATTATTAGTTACCGGAGTTTCCACATAGGGACTTGTTGGGCTATATTTGGCCATTAGATAAATCCATCCTTTACATAACCACCATTTATAAACGTTTCAAGATTAAATTTGCGTATTCTTGTTCTGCTGTAAACTGGTAATAAACTAACATTGAGTGTACTTTGAGTAGGAACATGGCTATCATCTGAACTCGATGTTGACCCAGTACTACCAATACTCTTAGGCTTAGTCATGCTTAAACCTCCACTTATTAGATTAGCTACATTGCCTACATTTCTTAAAGTATTAGCTGCTTGAGTAAGACCTGCTGCACTGGTAACGCCTGCTATCTTGTTGGCCATATCAGATATAGCGTTTGTAGGATCTCCAGCACCAAATCCGCCACCTGCTTTGCTTGGAGGATTTTCTATATTTGTGGTGATATAATCAACTTCTTTAGGTAGTGTCATACTAAAACTTTTAACCACCACAGGTACATCCTTAAAAACATAGTCACCATATGCATTAAAGTATAAAATTATGGGAGGGTTACCAGCGAGACTACTGTCACCTGTGAACATTTTTGTTGCACTACGCAGAAAATGAACCACTGACAACCAATATTGAGCCTGCACAGCATCTTCTACAAAGAAATCACCAGATACACTGATTTCACTGACTCTACTACCTTGATAGCTAACAAATTGAAAATTATGATGTGTAAGGGGAGTTTCAGTATAATTTGCTTGACTACTTATAGTAATAGTTGGAGTGTAGGGAAAGATTAACCCTCCTGAATCACGCAAAGGCTTAAATAAGTTACTTGAAACATATGGCATAACACTACTGGGGAATCCAAGTCTAACACGCCAATCCTTAGGATCACCATCTGAACCACTTTGAGCAGTGGCTACCTCTTTGGGAGAGAAACTTTCTGCATTTAACGGTAAATTTTTACTGCGTAAAGCACTCATCAACCCGCTGGCACCTGCTCCTATGGCACTGGCTGCTGCTGCGGTTGCTGCTCCTGCCACAGCGGCTGTGGCTAAATTTCTTAAGAATGACATTTTATTCCCCTTTGGCAAATATTTATTTGACTTTGTTATGTGCGTAGTTTATACTAATAACAGGAGAGGAATATTTAATGAGCGTTAACTATCTTAATAACAAAGATTTATTGGAAGAAATACACAAGAGTAAAAACACATATTCCAGTTATAGCAAACCAGAATATAATCAGTATGATTTAATTCTTTATAGTTTAGAAAAAATCAACATTAGAACCATAGCAGAGGCCAAACGTAATCGTGCCAAAAGAATGGGTGATGAGGATTATGCTCGTAGACGTGAAGCTGGTGAAAAGATTAAATTAGCAGAATGTGAAGTTGACTATAAAAAAATAGCTAAAACAGATATTGTATTTAGAATAATGACTTATGAACATATTCCTGTGAATAAAACACGAAAAAAGAATCAAAAAACTGAAGCAGATGGACATGATCGTGTAAACTTTCCACCATTTCAACACTGGAAATTTGATGAAAACGATGAATTAATATGCGTTGGAAAAAGTCATTGGAAGGGTGGAGTAAAAAGCGGTAAATTTAGCAAAGATCATGGACAAATAACCAACACTCTAGCTCGTATGTATATTAAATTATGTGAACGTTATGCTACCCGTGGCAACGTTCGTGGCTATACCTACAATGATGAGATGCGAGCACAGGCCATATTACAACTTACACAGGTAGGACTACAATTTAATGAAGCCAAATCGAACAATCCTTTTGCTTATTTTACTGCTGCTGTTACTAATAGTTTTGTTCGAATAATCAATATTGAAAAACGTAATCAAAATATTAGA